AGATCATGCGCGCGTGGAATTGGCGCGGCCTGAGCGGCGGCGAGTTCGTGCCGGCCGGTATCACCATCACGGCCGAGGGCACGCCGCCTGTGCCCCTCACCGGCCCGCTGGCCGGCGGTGCCGGGGCGCCCGATATCGAGGATGTCATCACCGCGATGGGCGATGACGAGTACGATTTCATCTGCACGCCGTATACGGACACCGCGTCGCTCGATCTGCTGACCGCGGAAATGAACGACGTCACCGGCCGGTGGGCATGGTCGCGCCAGATCTATGGGCATGTGTTCGGCGCCAAGATGGGGACGCCGGGCGACCTGCAGGCGTTCGGCCTGACGCGCAACGACCCGCATACCTCGATCCTCGGCTACGCCGAATCGCCGACGGTAAGCTGGCGCCGCGCCGCCGCGCTCTGCGGGCAGGCCGCAAGCTCGCTGCGCATCGACCCGGCCCGTCCCTTGCAGACGCTCGTCATGGTCGGCGTCCAGCCGCCGGCCCGCGGCAAGCGCTTCAAGCTCGCCGACAACAACACGCTGCTCTACTCGGGCGTGGCGACCGAAATGGAGTCGGGCGGTGCGGCGGCGATCAGCCGGTGCGTCACCAACTATCGGGTCAACATGTGGAACCAGCCCGACCCGTCGTGGCTCGATGTCCAGACGCCGGCAACGTTGGCCTACATCATCCGCTTCATGCGCCAGCGCATCATGCAGAAGTTCGGCCGGCATAAGCTCGCCGACGACGGCACGCCGTTCGGCTACGGGCAGGCGATCGTCACGCCGCGCATCATCCGCGCCGAGCTTGTGGCCGCCTACTCCGAACTGATCTCGATGGGCATTGCCGAGAACATGCCGGCCTTCAAGGCCTACCTGATCGTCGAGCGCGACCCCAACGATCCGAACCGCATCAACGTCCTGCTGCCGCCGGACCTGATCAACCAGCTTCGCATCTTCGCCATGCTGGTCGAGTTCCGCCTGCAGTCTTCGCCGGCTGCCTTCACCGCGGCGGGAACGCCGGTCGGCGCGCCGGTAGCGGCTTAACCTTGAAGGAGGTTCATCATGGCGTGCAGACGAATCGCAGGCGTCGCCTATGTCTTTGTCGACGGGCGGCAATATCCCCTGCGCGGCGACCTTACGATCTCGACGGATACCATCGAGCGCGAAGGCGTCGCCGGACAGGACGGCGTTCACGGCTTCATCGAGACGCCGCGCGTGCCGTGGATCGAAGGCTCGATCTCCGATCTCGGCGGGCTCTCACTCATGGAGCTACAGGCCATGTGTGACGTGACCGTCACCGCCGAACTCGCCAACGGAAAGGTCTACGTCCTGCGCAATGCGTGGACCTCGACGGCGCGCGAGTTCGACGCCGCGGAGGGGCAGGCCACGGTCCGCTTCGAGGGCATGTCGGCCGAAGAAATGATCACCGGGGCATGACCATGGACCTGATCAAACCCATTCAGGCGCACGGCAAGGAGATCTCCACGCTCGAGTTCCGCGAGCCCATCGGCGGCGACGTGGCCGCCTGTGGCTTCCCCTTCCGCTTTACCGTCAACGAGGACGGCACGCAGACCATTTCACCCGAGGCGGCGGCGATCACCGCGCTGATCGCCCGGCTCGGCAACATCCCGCTCTCGTCGGCGCGCGCCCTCGACTTCCGCGATTGGATGACGGCGATGGGAGAAGTCTTCAGTTTTTTCGGACAGTCGACCCCGGCTCTCTCGTCGATCGCTACTTCGACCTCGCTTGGGTCTGGAAATGGGAGCCTCAAAGAGCCCTCGGCCTGACGTTCGCAGAGCTTGAGCTTTACGAGCGGCAGACTTCGCGAATCCTCGCCGAGACCGCGCGCAACCAGCAACTGCCCTAGGGTGCTATGGCCGACGAAAAAATCGTCATCAGTGCTATTGCCCGCGTCGTCGATCTAGCGAGCGCACCGCTAAAGGCGATTCAGGCAGCGATTGGTGGCGTCGCCAGCGTTGCCGAGAAGACCACCTCTGCGGTCGCCTCGGTCGGCGCCAAGGTCGGCGGCGCCATGAAGGGCTTCGCCGGCCGGCTCGGCGAGGCGACATCGAAGGTCGGCAACTTCGTCCGCAATGTCGGCTCGATGGTCGGCCCGCTCGGCGGCCTGATCGGGCTCGCCGGTCTCGGCGGCGCCGCCGCGGCGATGCGCGAATTCGTCAACGAGGGCGACGCGCTCTACAAGATGGCGACACGACTCGGCACGACGGTCGAGACGATCCAGCTATTCCGCATTGCCGCCGACAATGTGGGCCTCGCCGACGACGCGCTGGCCAATCTGCAGAAGACGATGGCGAAGGTCGCGCGCGGCGGCAAGGAAGCCGAGCCGATCGTCGCGCTGCTCAAGAAGATGGGCGTCACTGCGCAGGAAATGAAGCTCGGCGATCTCGAAGCAATCCTCCCGAAGATCATGGAGGGCTTCAAGCAGAACGAGAATCAGGTTCTCAAAACCAACGCCGCGCTGCTGCTGTTCGGCAAGTCCGGACAGGCGCAACTCGAGTGGCTATCGAAGGGCGCCGAGGCGGCCAAGGCCGCGCGTGAGCAGATGGAGCGGCTGGGCTATATCTCGACCGCGGGCGCCAAGGCGGCGAACGCGGCGGCCGATCAGATGACGGCGCTGGGCTTCGCCATCAAGGGCGTCCGCAACGTGGTCGGCGAGGCGCTGATCCCGGCGTTCCTGCCGATGATCAAGTGGCTGACGGATTTCATCGCCAACAATCGCGAACTGCTGAAACAGGTGGCGCTGCCGGCCTTCATCGGCGCCCTCGCCGCCGCCGTCATCGGCCTCGGCATCGCCGTCGCCTCGGCGCTCGGACCATGGGGCCTGCTCGCCGCCGCCATCATCGCGGCCGGGACGGCGATCTATCAGCATTGGGACGAGATCATCAAATGGCTCGACGTGGAAATGCCGGGCCTGACGAAGACGGTCGGCGAAGCCGCCAGCGCGATCGGTAAGTTTGCCGCCGATACGGTCCGCAAGATCAACGAGGGCTTCCAGACCGGCGGGCTGGTCGGCGGGATCACGGCGTACGTCACGGCGTTCAAGGACGCCTACGTCGGCATCGTCGGCTGGATCATCGACCTGTTCCTCGGCATCGACTGGGCCGCCGTCGGCACGCAGGCCGGACATCTTATGGTCGGTGCCTTGATGGCACTGTGGCGGGCGAACCTCGCGCTCGGGCAGTTCATCATCGACCAGTTCACCAACGCGCTCGCATGGATGCGCACCGCGGACTGGGGCTCGATCGGCCAAGACGCCGGCCGGCTCTTAGGCGAGGGCATCATGCTCACGCTGAAAGCGATCCTGAATTTCCACCTGCTCGCGGCGCAGGCCGGCGCGGCACTCGCCGAAGGAATCGCCAGCGTCGACTGGCTGAAAGTGATCCAGAAGATCTCGACCTTCTTCGTGCAGCTTACCGTCGACATGGTCCGCATCGGCGCCGAACTGATCGGCGGTCTGATCAAGGGCATGTGGAATGCCATCCCCGGCCTAAGCGCGGTCTCCGATGCGGTGACCGGCGCCTTCAAGGGTGTCGGCGAGTTCTTCAAGAAGGGCTCGGTGCCGCTCGGCGATGGCGCGGGCGTCACGACCGGCCCGGCGTGGGGACGCGCCGCCGCCAACACCGACCAGCGGCCGAGCCTGCTACGCCAGCAGGCCGCCACCGGCAACGGTAACGGCGGCCATAGCAAGGTCGAGGTGACGAGCAAGGTGATCGCCGCGCCCGGCTCTACCGTCGAGACGACAGTCAGCCAGAGCGGTGCGCCGATCAATGTCGACAAGGTCGGCGGCTCCGACTTCGCCACGGTGCCGCAGTAATGGCCGACTGGAAAGACACGCTCCGACGCGCCTCGTTCCGGGGACAGCCGTTCTATACCGAGACGTATGGCGGCGGCACGGGCCGGCGCTGGGCCGATCATCAGTATCCCGGGCGCGACGTGCCCTATGCCGAGGACATGGGCCGCACGCAGCGGACGTGGACGTTCACCGGCTATCTGATCGGCGACGACTACCCGGCGCGCCGCAACGCGCTGGTCGCAGCGTGCGAGGCGGCCGGCCCGGGCGAGCTCGTCCATCCCACGATCGGGACGACGCAGGCCGTCTGCCGCTCGGTCACTCACTCCGAGGCGCGTGACCGCGGACGCTACGTCGTCGTGCAATTCGAGTTCGCCGAGGCCGGCAAGCTGCGCGAGCCCTCGGCCTTTACCGACGCTATCGCGACCGTCACCGCCGCAGCAGAGCAGCTTGGCACGGCGGCGACCGGCAGCCTGACGGCCGCCTTTGCTACCTTCGGCGGCGGCTCGTACCTCTCCGACTCCGCGGTCGTGCAAATCGCCGAGCTTGCCGGCGCGCTCCAGATCGCGCGACTGCCGGCGCCCGGGGTCGATCAGGGGCCGCTTAACCGGGCGCTGCGGGATCTCGTCGAGAACGCCCCGGCACTGGCGGCCGACGTGACCGCGCTGGCCTCGACGGTCGAGAACGTCTTTACCGAATTCACCAATGCCGGCGAAGCCCTGCCCGTCCTGTCGGCGATGATCAGCCTCGCCGCCCCGGGCGTGTCGTTCGCATGGCTGCCGGCGATGCAGCAGGTCCGCATCCCGCCGGCCGAGACGCCGCCGCCGGCTACGCGCGCGGCGATCACCGGGACGGCTACCTATCGCCTGCCCGTCATCGAGCAGCGCCGGGTCAACACGCTGTCCTTCGAGAGCTTCGCCCGTTGCATGGAGCTACGCGAGGTTGGCTACAACGTCCCGGGCGTCCCGCTCGACAACTACGATCAGGCGATGCTGCTGCTCGATACCGTCGCGCAGGCCTTCATCGCCGTCGAGGAGATCGCCGCCGCGGCCGGCGATGACGATACCTTCCGCGCGCTGGCGACGTTGCGTCATGAGATCACCCGGCTCATCCAGCAGCGCGCCGTCAACCTCACGCCGCTCGTGCGCTATCGCGTGATCGGGCCGACCGCGGCCAATTCGCTCGCCTTCTCGTGGCGCATGTATCAGGACGCGAGCCGCGAGCTTGAAGTGGTCGAGCGGACCCGGGCGCGCACCCCCGGCTATCTGCCGTTCACCGGCAGGGTGCTCGCCGAATGACGGCCCGGGTCGCCCTGTTCGTCGACGGCGCCGAGTATTCGGGCTGGAAGACGGTACGCGTTACCCGCGGGCTGACGCGCGCGACCAGCGACTTCGATCTCACGGTCTCGGAGCGGTGGGGCCTCGAAGGCTCGGCGTGGCAGATACAGGCGGGCGCCGCCTGCGAAGTGCGCTACGGCAACCAGATCCTGCTCACCGGCTGGGTCGATTCCTACAAGCCGTCGTACGATGCGGCCTCGCACAACATCAGCCTCTCGGGCCGCTCGAAGACCTGCGACTTCGTCGACTCCTCGGTGCTGGTCGACGGTGGGCAGTTCAAGGGCTTGACGGTCGGCGAGATCGCGAAGATTTTGGCCGAGCCGTTCAAGCTAACCGTCAAAGTCCTCGACGACGGCGAGCCCGAAGCCGAGGTTCAAGTCCAGCAAGGGGAGACGTGCTTTGCCTTGGTCGAGAGACTGTCACGGCTGCAGGCGCTTCTGGTCACTGATGACGCGGATGGCAACCTTGTCATCACGCGCGCGGGCACCGGGCGCGCTTCCACGTCCCTTCGTCACGGCGCCAACATCCTCACAGCCAGCGCGAACCTTGACCACTCCAAGCGGTACTCCGAAGTCCTCGTCAAAGCCCAGCGCCCCGGCAACGACAACAAATCCGACGACGACGCCTTGGCTGGGTGGCAGCCCAGCAGTCCGTCCGCCCTCGCGCTTCACCGACATACCGCCGCACGGATAGCCGCGATCGCCAATCACGGCGAGCGCCACCGCCAGCGCATGATCTGGCAGCGCGAGACCGGCACGAAGAAGGGCAACCCGAAGTCCCTCACCGAAGTCAAAGGCGGCGCCAAGGACCCCGACATCAAACGCTATCGCCCGCTCGTGGTCGTCGCCGAGGCGCAGAGCGATGACGGGCTGGCCGAGAAGCGCGCCGATTGGGAAGTGCGGCGGCGGATGGCCGAGGGCACGCAGGCGACGATCACCGTCAACGGCTGGCAGCAGGACGAGGACGGCGCGCTTTGGCAGACCAACCAGATGGTCCCCGTCAAGGCGCCGTGGCTCGCGCTCGACCGTGAACTGGTGATCTCGGAAATAACCTACAGCTACGACGACGGCGGCGAGAAGACGACGCTCGCGCTCACGCTGCCCGATGCCTTCCTGCCCGAGCAGAAGCGCAAGGCGAAGAAGGAGAAGGGCAAGAGCAGCGGCGGCGGTAGCGGCACGGCCGATCCGTTCAAGGACTGGAAGCCTACCGGGAGTTCAATCGCATGAGCGAAATGACCGCGATGCGGCGACGCGTAATGAACATGACGGCGCGCGGCGTGATCGCCAAGAGCGACGACGAGCCCGGCATGCAGAACGTGCAGGTCTCGCTGCTCCACGACGAATCGAAGGTCAAGGTCGAGCGCCTGCAGAACTACGGGTTCAGCGGACACGCGCCGCCCGACAGCGAAGTCATCGTCGTCTTCATTGGCGGCGGGCGCGATCACGGCGTGATCGTCGGGACCGACTCGCGCAACGCGCGGATGACCGGGCTCGCCGAGGGCGAGGTCGCGGTCTACACGGACGAAGGCGATTCGATCGTGCTCAAGCGCGACAACACCATCGAGATCACCACCAAGCACGCGATCGTCAAAGCCGAGGAAGACGTCACCGTCGAGAGCAAGCGCGTGGTGGTGAAGGCCTCGGAGAAGGCGACGATCGAGGCGCCCGAGATCCTGCTGAAAGGCAACGTCACGATTGACGGCAGCCTCTCGCAGCAGACCACGAGCGGGCCGGCCGCGAGCTACACCATCACCGGCAACATCCACCACATCGGCGATACCGATCAGACCGGCAACATCCATGTCGACGGCAACATCGACGCGACCGGCTCGATCAACGCGCCGGGCGGCGGCGTCGGCCCGTAACCGCGGAGGCACCCATGGCCCCACCTGTCAAAGAGCTTCCGCCCCGGCAACGGGCGCCGCGCGCGCTAACCGGCCCGCGGCCGGCACCGTTGCTCGACGAGACCGGCACCCAGCTACAGGTCCGTATCTCCGAACTTGACCCGGCGACCAACATCGCCGACGGCGACCAGCTTGAAATCAATCAGGCCGGCATATCGCGGCGCATGTCGGTCGCGCAGATGAAGGCGACGACGGCGCCCGACCTCACGCAGTTCCTGACCGGCATCGTTCCCGGCGATGGCATCCAAGTCCTCGGCGGCGCCCCCGTCCCCACCGTCATGCTCGCCGATGTCGGCGCGCCCGGTACCTTCGGCGATGCCGCGAACGTCCCGCAGATCACGGTCGACCAGTACGGGCGGGTTAACGGCGTGGCCTTGGTGCCTATCCCGCAGCCGAACCTTTCCGGCTATGCGCCGCTCGCCAGCCCGGCCTTCACTGGCAATCCGACAGCGCCGACCGCCGCGCCGGGCGATGCTGACACCAGCCTTGCGACCACGAGCTTCGTTCAAAATGCGATCACCTCGCGCAACCTCGCGCCGATCGAGAGCCCGGCCTTTACCGGCAACCCGACCGCGCCGACGCCCGCGCCCGGGGATGCTGATACCAGCATTGCGACGACGGGCTTCGTCGAGGCGCGCGTTGCCGCGATCGTGCCGGTCGATCTATCGGGCTATGCGCCGATCGCGTCGCCGAATTTTACCGGCGATCCGCGGGCGCCGACGCCGGCCCTGATCGAAGCCGACACGAGCATCGCGACAACGGCCTTCGTGAAAGGGCAGAACTACGTCACCGCCGATTCGCCCGCGCTAACCGGCAACCCGACAGCGCCGACGCCGGCCGCCGAGGACAACGACACGAGCATTGCGACGACCGCCTTCGTCGCGGCGGCGATTGCTAGCGGCGCGTCGATCTCGGTCGGTGTCGCGCCGCCCGCGAGCCCGAAGCCCAATCAGCTTTGGTGGCACGCCGAGCTTGGGCAGATGTTCATTTACTACAACGACGGCGACACCTCGCAGTGGGTGCCGGCGTCGCCCGCCGCGAACATGACGTCACCCGGCGGCGAGTTCGCCGCGGTCAATTCGGGCGGCTTCGGCCTGCCCGTCAACACGCCGACCGTCATCGGCCCCAACACCGTCCAGACCGGCAACAGCGGCGGCTGGTACAATCCGGCGAACGGTCGCTATACGCCACCCGCCGGACGCTACTTCATCTTCGGCACGTTCTCGGCGGGAGCGCCCGGCGGCGCGAGCGGCCTGCAGATCAGCTTCCGTAAGAACGGCGTGGCGATCGGCGGCTATAGCTGGGGCACATCCGGTTCGGCGAACTGGAACGAGGGCGCGACCAACGCGCAGATCGTTGACGCGAGCGGCACCGATTACTTTGAACTCGTGCTGCTGTCCGGCATTTCGTCGAATGTCTCGTCGGTCCAGTTCATGGCCTTCCCGATCTCGGGCATCAAAGGCCCGCCGGGCGATATCGGCGCACCGGTCGCGGCGTTTAACGTGCGCTCGACGGTGGTCGATACCGTGAGCGGGCCCAACAATATCCCGGTCTTTCGCTCGATCATGGCGCCGGTCAAGGACCACGATCCGGACAATGTGTGGGATCTCGCGAACGCGCGTTTTACCGCGCCGAGCGCCGGCCGCTACTGGTTCTCCTGCCACGTCTATGGCGCCAACTCTGTCGCGAGCCTCACCGGGCTCGTGCTTCGCCATTCGACGGCAGCCGGCGCCGTGATCCGCGACTACATGCAGGCGCAGGTTGGCGACGGCACGCCCTACGGCTCCGACTACAACGTGACGATGGAATTGCAGATGGGCGCCGGCGAGCGCGTCTCGTTCCATGTCGGCACGAACGCCGGGAACTTCGCGATGGCGCCGTCGAGTAGCAGCGTTGGTGGTCTACTAGGCGCGACGCTGTGCTGGGCGAGCGGAAGGAAGGTGGTGTGATGGCCGCGCTCGATTTCCCCGCCGCGCCGACCACCGGGCAGACATGGGGCGCCCCGAACGGCGTGATCTATCGCTGGACCGGCACGCTGTGGACGGCGATCGGCAACGTCTCGCCGTCACCGGGCGGCGACTTCATGGCGATCAGCACCGCCGACATCGGGCTGACCGGCCCGGGTGCCGTCATCGTCCCCAACTCTGTGCTCGTCGGAAATGCCGGCGGTTGGTACTCCACCGTTACCGGTCGCTTTACGCCGCCCGCCGGACGCTATTTTCTGCAGGTCCAGTTCTCCGCGTGGAACGGCGGCGGTACCGGCGGCACGTCCACCGTTCAACTGCGCAAGAACGGCGTCGCTATTCCGACCGCCTTCGGCTCGACGACGCAGAGCGGCAATCAGGGCATGGCCGTCGCGACGGCGCTCGTCGATGCCAATGGGACGGACTACTTCGACTGCTTCGGCCTGACCGGTGCGTCGCAAGGGCTGTGCCGCCCAACCTTCTCGGCCTTCCCGATCTCGGGCATCAAAGGCCCGCCGGGCGACAAGACGTCACCTGATGGCGACTTCTTCGCGTTTGGCTACAACGTCCCGGGCATCGGCACGACACCGACGACGGCACTGAACATTCCCGTGCTGACCGGCAACGCAGGCGGCTGGTTCAACAGCGCGACCGGCCGCTGGACCCCACCGGCTGGCCGCTACCATTTGTACGGTGGCTATAGCTTCTACAGTTCAAGCAGCCTCATCCTCGGCTCGATCTATCTTCGCAAGAATGGCGTCGTAATCACCCAGTTCAACGCGTCGTCCGGCCCGAGCGCGAATCACTATGGCGAGGCGACGACCCAAGCCAACGTAGACGCCAACGGGACCGACTGGTTCGACCTGCAGTGCTACACGCATATCGGCAACAGCGGGAACATGATCGCCTTCGGCGCCTTCCCGCTCTCGGGCATCAAGGGACCGCCGGGTGATCCCGGCCCTAGCGTCATCAGCGCGAATGACGTGCTCGTCTACATGCCGGCTGACGTGCCGATCAATACCGGCCTCAATGTGCCGCTCATCAGTACGGGGATGATCGGCCTCGCCGGACAGAAGTGGGAGATCGAAGGCGTTGCTCTGATCGGCAGCAACCAAGCGGCGGCTACCACCGCGGGCGTGAACATTCATGACGGCACGGCTCACATCGCAGGCGGTGGTGGCGTCATGGGTTGGGCCACGCCGGGCTGGGGTGTCACCGGCATCTGCAAGGGGCACAAGCTGCTGACGGGTCCGACGACCTTCACCCTGCGCGGCTCCGGCAACGCAAGCGGCTGCCTCGCCTATGCCAACGGGCAGGGCGGCTTCGGCGCGACGTACATTTCAGCGCGGAGGCTCTACTGATGGCCGGCGGCGTCTCCAAGACCGCGTTCGCCACGCCGACGGTCGAGTACGGCGCCGGCACGGTCGAGCGCATCACGGAAGACGGGCGCGTCCGCATCACCGAGGACGGCCGCGATATCCGGATCACCGAGCACAAGCCGGTGATGCTGATACCGACCGAGCCGCCGATCACCGCGCTTTCCGACATCCGCACGACATGGGACCCGTGGCTGCTGCACGGCGACTGGCTATTCATCCCGCCGGATCTGGTGACCGGCCGCGATCTTGAGACGGCGGCGACTATCTCGCTGTTCACCGACCGGCTCGCCGAGCCCGACGATCCGCTCCCCGATCCGAACGACGGCGACCGCCGCGGATGGTGGGCCGATTGGGAAGCGGCCGGCGGACCTATCGGCTCGCGGCTCTGGCTGATCTCGCGCGAGAAGCAGACCGAGGACGTACGCCAGCGCGCCGAGGCCTACTGCCGCGAGGCGCTGCAATGGATGCTCGACGATGATGTCGCCGACTCAATCGTGGTCGTCGCCGCATGGAACACCGCGGCGCCCGGGCGGCTCGATGTCGACGTGACGATCGTCCGCGACCGCAACGTGCTGCTCAAACGCAACTACAGTTGGGCATGGGGGCAATTGTACAATGCCATTCGCTAGGCCATCCCTCGGCGATATCCGGCGCCGCGTCGCCGACGATCTCGTCAACAAGCTGCCGGGCGCCGACACGCGCCTGCGCGTGAACAACCTCCGTGCCTTCTCGGAGGTCGAGGCCGGCGTCGCCCACATGCTCTACGGCCGGCTCGAATGGTCCTTCCGCCAGCTATTCCCCGATACCGCCGAGCAGGAATTTCTTGAGCGATGGGCGTCGATCTGGGGCGTCCAGCGCATCCCGGCCGCGGCGGCGTTCGGCAACAGCATCTGGCAGGCGCAGCCCGGCGCGCGCATCGCGGCCGGCGCGATGATCCAGCGCGCCGATAACGTGCGTTACATGACGCGCGATGGCGGCTCGGAGGAAGGCGGTACGATCACGGTGGCGATCGAGGCCGTCACCTTGGGCGCCGTGGGCAACGCCGAGCCCGGCACGCAACTCAATCTGCTGACGACGTTCGCCGGGGTCGCCGTGCAGGGCGTGGTCGCCGAGCCCGGCCTAGCCGGCGGCGCTGATGAGCAGACCGATCAGGCGCTGCTGCAAGCCGTGCTCATGCGTATCCAGATGCCGCCGCACGGTGGCGCTGCTTTCGACTACGTGCGCTGGGCGCTCGAAGTGCCGGGCGTGACGCGGGCATGGTGCTACCCGCTCGAAATGGGCGCCGGCACAGTGACCGTGCGCTTCATGATGGACGACGTACGCGCCGATCAGGACGGCATCCCGACGCCGGCCGATGTCGAGATCGTCGCCGCCTACATCGACCCGCGGCGCCCGGTAACGGCCAAGGTCTATGTCGCCGCGCCGATCCCCTACCCGGTCGCCGTCGTGATCCGCGACCTCGAGCCCGACACCCCGGCGATCCGCACCGACATCGAAGCCAATCTACGACAGATGATTCTCGCCGAGGCCGAGCCGAGCGAGCCGATCTATCTCTCGCAGTGGTCGACGGCAATCGGCATTACCGCCGGGGTCGACCGTTTCATCATGGACGAGCCGGCCGTGCAGACCGAACCCGGCATCGGCGAAATCGTGATCCTCGATAGCGTCAGCTTCACCGTGACGCCATGAGACTTGAACTCGCCCCCGACCCCAGCCGGATGGCTGATCAGGAGCATCAGCAGGTCTGCGGCTTCACGGCCGAGGACTACGCGCAGGTGATGGCCGATCTGCTGCCGCGCGGCTGGGCGTGGGCGCGCGATCCCGGCGCGATCCTGATGCTCACCATCGAAGGGCTCGCCGTCGAGTACGCGCGCGTCCATGCGCGCGACTGCGATCTGCTCGCCGAAAGCTATCCCGGGACGGCGCTCGAAACGCTGACCGATTGGGAGCGCATCTGCGGCCTGCCCGATCCGTGCACGGGCGAGCTCGGCACGATCCAAGAGCGGCGGCTGGCGATCCTCGCCAAGCTCGCGGCGCGCGGCGGGCAGAGCCGGCAATACTACATCGACGTTGCCGCGGCGATCGGCTTCACCATCACCATCGAGGAGTTCAACGCGTTCCGCGTCGGGCAGAACCGGACGAGCCACGCGCTCTACGGCGAGGCGTGGCTGTACTACTGGCGCGTCACGTCATGGGAGCAGAACCAGAAGATCATCGCCTTCCGCACCGGACAGTCGGCGACGCGCGAGCGCCTGCGCAGTTGGGGCAACGACATGCTCGAATGCCTGATCCGCGGGATCATGCCGGCGCACACCATCGTGCAGTTCGCCTATCAGCTTCTCGTGTCCGCGTGGGATGGCGGCGAGACGCGCTGGGACGACGGCACGTCGATTTGGGATCAGGAGATTTAGACCATGGCCAGCGCCATCAACGACAACTATCCGGTGCAGGGCAATCCGACCACGCAGTCGGTGCGCGACAACTTCACGATCGCCAAGAACGAGATCACCAACCTGCAGACGCAGGTCGCCGGCATCCTGCTCAACATGCCGTACCTGCCGCTCGCCGGCGCCGCGATGACCGGGCCGATGACCCTAGCCGGTCCGCCGGCACAGGATCTGGAGCCGGCGACCAAGGCCTATGTCGACGCGCTCCTCGCAGCCGTCGCCACGCTCGAAGGGCGCATCGCTGCGCTGGAAAACGCAGAACGCCGCGAACTCGAATAGAGAGGGGGAACCCCATGCATCGCATCGACAATCCATCCGCCGTCCCCGTCCGCCCGACGCCCGGCCCGCCCGGCACGCCCGGCTATTTCACCAACGGCAACCCGGCGCAGGCGCAGGAAGCGACCATCGTCGACGATTGGTGGGCCAACTCCGTGCAGGAAGAAATCCTGACGGTGATCGAGCAGGCCGGCATCGTGCCGGACAAGAGCCGCATCGACCAACTGTTCGAGGCGCTGAACGTGCTCTATCAGGGGCAAGGCGACCTCGGTAACACGTATCTCACGATCGCCGGCTGGCGGCAGTGGACGGCGCCGGTCCTGACCCAGAACAGCGCGACCGCCTACACGATCACCTATGCGGTCTCGCCGGGCGCGCTGATCGACGGCCTGATGCACAACGTCGAGTTCCACATTCTCAACGGGCCGCTCGCGACCTTGAACGTCAATGCGCTGGGACCGAAGCCTATCCACTACTACTCGGTCAACGCGTGGCGCCCGATCCCGCCCGGCCTGCTCGGGCCCAACCAGATCCACCCCGTCGCCTACCACGCCGGCACCGACGCCTATCGGCTGATCGAGTGGCGGGACGTGACCGGCGACTATGTGCCGACCGGCCGCGCGGTCGCCCGGGTCGGCACCATCTTCGGGCTCGGACAACCGGTGAGCCGCACCGAGTACGCCGGCCTGTTCGCCGCCTACGGCACGACCTACGGCGCCGGCAACGGCTCGACCACCTTCAACCTGCCGGATCTCCGCGGCCGTGCCGTCATCGGTACCGATCAGGGCGCCGGCCGCCTCGGCGTCGCGATCGGCGCACCGGTTGCCGGCACGCTCGGCGCGTTCGGCGGTGCCGAAATGGTGCAGTATGCCGTCACCGGCTCGACCCCGGCCCAATCGATCAGCGGCAACGCCTCGGTCTCGGGCACCGCCTACACCTCCGGGCTCGGCGTGCACGTCTGGGGCACGTCCGACATCAACACGGGCGGCACCTTGAACGTCACCCATTCCGGCGGCACGGCGGCGGCATGGCACCCGCACAACCACGGCATCGACATCTGGGGCGCCATCAACGGGCACGCGTCGTGCGACGGTTACGGCCCGATCAATGGCTGGACCAGCGGCGCGTCGATCAGCGGCACGACCGACAACCGGACCAACCTGCCACCGGTGCTGGTCGCCAACTACGCGATCCTGCTGTGACTTGCCCACCGAAATAAAATACGCCGTATTTTTTGGTGGTTGACATCGAGGCGGGCAAATGACGGTCGAACGCGCTGCGCTGGTCGAATGGTGGCCGCTAGTCGATGTCGGCCGGCTCGAGTTGCGGCCCGGCGATACCGTCGTCCTGCGATCGGCGACGCCGCTCCCCGTCGAGACGCGCGCCCGGCTGCGCGCCGCGTGGGAACAGGCCTTCCCCGACATGAAGGTGATCGTCACCAACGGCGCGCTCGATTTCATCGTCTGGCAGCCCAGCCGGGAAATGCGCGCCGAGGATCTGGTGCAGCCGCCGCGGCGATCGACGATGGAGTGACGGCCCGTCTATTTGCCGCGGGCTGATAACCGCGCTACCTACGGCGGCCGGCCCCACACCGACCACGCCCGGGCGCCGGGGGATTGTTTCCCGTGAAACATTGGTCAACCCCGTTGACCGATTATCCGGGGGACACGGCGGCCGGCCCGTACTCCTATCCGGGCCGGCCCGCCACCCCCGCCGGCACCCCGCCAGCCCTAGGCTGTGGCACGCTTCCCCGCCCCGGGCGGTGCTCCCCTACCGGCCATGGCCGAAATCGCCCAGCGGGCCGCTGTGGGCCTTCCCCGGCCCGGCCGCGGCGCAACAATCTTTCGCGGGTTACCCCGGGCAGGCTACCCCGGACGGGCGCCGGCTAGAGCAGTGCCCAGAGGAACAGGGTCAGCATGACGATAGAACAGACCATGATCGGCCGTTCGTCGTGCAGCACGGCGACGATGCCGACCGCGGTGAACAGCAGGCAGGCGATGAAGGACGCGATCACGGCGGCGGCTCGGCGAGGAAGTAGCGGGTCGTCCCGTCATCCTGCTGCTCGGCACGCAGATAGCCAAGGGCGACCAGCCGCCGGACGTGCCCGCGCATTTCCCCGGGCGACAGCAGGTGCCAGCCATCGGCCGCCGCCCATGAGCCGCCGCGATGTTGGATCAGGAACAGCAGGTGACGCATGCGCGCGGAGAGCGGCCGCGGCCTGATCATCGTCGGCGGCGCGGCTTGCGCTCGGGCAGATCGACCGGTGCCTTGAGCGACGGCACGAGCGGCAGCACGTAGGCCCAGACGGCGAGTTTCAGGATGGCGCTCTGGCTCACGCCCTTGTCGCGCGCGAGCCGGCGGATCAGTTGCGCCTCGCGCTGGCGGATCACGAAGCCGACACGCGGCATCGGTCAAACCTTAGCCGCGGCCTTGACCTCTCGCCGCCGACAGCGGCTGCAGAGCGGCGCGTGCGTCATGTTGTAGACGGCCCGCCCGCACGACGCGCAGACGAACCCGCCGGGCTTGAAGTCGCCGGGCTTCGGCAGATCGCGCAGGATCGCCTCGTCCATGAACTTCGGCGGCTCCTCGCGCCGAGCGAACAGCGCGTCCCACGACATCTGCAACAGGACCCACCACGCTCGTCGGCGCGGGCCGTAGTAGTGCCGGCGCGCCGCCTCGATCACGTCGTCTGGAAGTTCCGCCATCGTGCCCTCCTATCAATGGTCACGCCGCACGCTCACCGTCGCATCGGGAAAGACGAGCATTTCAACCGGCTCGCCGTCCGGTCCTGTCACGCTGATCACGCGCGCATCGAGCGGCCGGTCGTCAGGCCGAATGCGCAGCCCGATACGGAGCGTGATCGCCAGAGCTTCGCCGGCATGACGCACGCGCATTGCCAACACGAAGTCGTTGGGCGCTGCGTCCGGCCGCACGATGCCGGCATGAACCGCCGAGGACTCCAGCCCGAGCGCCTCCATGGCGCGGGCGATGTCTTGGGTCAGCGGCGAGTCGCTGTTGCCCGAGGCGGTGCCGGCATCGAAGTAGCGGGGCCGTTTCATGCTCGCCTCCCCGTCAGCCGGGCCATCATGCGCTGCGCCCGCCGTCCCGGCCGCCGGATCGCGCGCTTGCCGTGGGCCGCCGCCGCGGCGCCGGATCGGAACAGCGGCACCGGGCTTCGATAGGTGAGCACCGCATCGTCGAGGGCGCGGTCGTCGTCTTCGTAGAAGGCGGCTAGCCTGATCGCCAGCAGATTGCCGGCGCCGTGACAGCCAAGCCAGCCGGCGCAGATCCTGCCGTCCTGCTGATGGCACATGAACAGGCCGCCGGCCTTCGCCGCGAGTTGCGCGTGGATCTCGCCATCGTAGACCGGCAGCTTGTCGTACTCGTCTTCGGACCACACGCCGGACGGCACATCGCGGCGATAGGGGCAGGACTTGCACGGCGCCTTCGCACAGGTGACCGTCATCGGCGCCGCCGCGTCGCCTTGGCCTTGCGCGGCGGCTTGACGTTTTCCAGCACCATCACGGCCCACTCGCTGGCGACGAACCGGAACATCGCTACTAGCGCCTCGGCGCGCTGGTCGATGGGCAGCGAACGCAGCCCCTTAATCTCGGGCGGCAGCGCCTTGGCCTTCCGCACTCGACGCGGGCTCTGCAGGATGCCGCGCGGAATTGAATACTGCGTCACGCGTCACCCATCAGCAGGCGTTCAAGATTGCGCCCGCGCGGCGCATCGGCCCGGACGTGCTCGATGGTATGCACCGGATTCGGGACGCGGCCGACCTGACCGAGCTTGCCCCGCGGCTTCATATGGTGGCCGAGGCGTTGCGAACCTTTCGGCGGCATCAGCTTGAACTCGCCGCCGTGCATGATGCCGTCACGGTCGAACACCATGATTTCCAGATAGAGGTGCAGCGGCGTGATGTACCGCTCCCATGTCCCGTCACGATGCTGCACATAGGTCTTGGTCTTGCAGACGCGGGCCTGCTTGTAATGCTCCTGCCGGCATAGCGCGTTCGCCGCGGCGCAGTGCAATTGATCTTTCTTCTTCGCCGACCGGATATCGGCCGGCATCACTTTCAGGATCAGCGGTTCTTTGGCATCGCGCAGATAGGCGTGCGGGTTGGCACGATGCGGTCGGTTCTTTCTGGTCCTTGCCATCATCGACTCCTATCGAGGTTGCTGTCTTGGTTTTTACGCGTCGCGGATCTCGACCGATATCGAGGTAAACGGCCGATTCGGTTTGCCGTCACTGCGGCGAATCGGATGGACGGTTGATGCGGTGCGCCAGAACTTCATCGCCTCGCCGGCATCGGCGAACTTCTTGGCGCGCGCCGGGTCCTTGGTGAACTCGCCGCGGCCCCGGCCGTCATCGTGGTCGAAGTCGAAGCTGACGAGATACTGCCCCTCGAAGAGGCACGGCCGGTCGTCGGCGTAGCCTATCGCGATGATCACTTTCATGGGTCGCTCACTTGGTCGATGTGCGAGATCACGATGGGCCGCCCGAACAGCAGATCGCGAAAGCTGCCGTCATCGTCCATCAGCGCCGGCATGATGCCGAGAAAGCCGCCGAGGATCGCTTCGTATTCCAGCACCAGTGAGCGCCCGTTGCTCGACGCGAGCTTTACCGTGCCGCGGACCGTCCGGCTGTCATAGGTGATCACGACAGGATCGCCGGTCCGCAGCAGCCTCATGCGTCGAATCCGCCGAAGGTTTCAACGACCTCGCGCGTGTGGAACTTCACCAGCCGGCAGCGCAGGCCGGTGATCTTCGCGATTGCGCGGGCGATAGGCCACAGGCTGTTGAGTCGCGCCTCGTCGGCGGCGATCAGCGGGACCTGACTACCCGGCCCGAGTAGCGCGGCCGATAGCACGCCCTCGTTGCCGTCTTCCGGATCGACCGAGACGAACGCCCAGATCACGTCGATGCGGGGTAGCGTGTTCTTCATGGCGCCGGATCGGCTTCGTCCGGTTCGACCTGCTCGGCGTCGCCGACCGCGCCGTCATCGTCGGCGGTACGGAGCGTCATCGCGGGCGACAGCGAGATCCCGGGCAGCAGCGGATCGTTGTACGGCAAGCCGCTGATCCACACTTCATCGCTTGCCTGAATGTCGCCGCCGATCAGCGATAGCTCCATGCCGGTACCGTCGAGCGCGGCGATCTGCGCCTGCGCCTCTTTGGCATCCTCGGCTTTGACGTAGGCCGTCGCTTCAATCTGAATCTCGATCCGGAATACCGGCATCGCGTATCTCCCCTTGCAGTGATGCCCACATGCGCACGTTGGCCGCCGGCATTGCCCAACTGTCCTTGTCCCAATTCTGGACGAACTTGCCCTTGAACTTCTGGTGCAGGCGTTGCGCCCGCTCGTCGTCACCGAGCGCGTCGGCGAGAATCGCGAGCGCGAGTTGCGCCGGCCCGGAGCCGGCATAGCCCCACTCGAATCCTGTCGGCGAGTGGTTGTCGAGATCGAGGCGTAGCGGCAGCGGGCGGTGCTTGCCGCGCTCGTCGACCGCGGAAACGATGCAGCCGTTGGAGCCGCGTAGGCCTTTGTACGTGACGACCATTCACTCCTCCTTCGATTGCGCCTCACGGTCGGCGGCCATCTGTGCCGCGTTGGCGAGCGCCTCGCGCGCGATGCGCGGATCAGCCTGCAGGGTACCGACGGGATAGGCCTTGTCGCCGACCTTGAGCGTCGTCCGGTAGGCGCCGCCGCCGCTGTCGCTAAAATCGAGTTCGACCATGCCGCCGAGCGCCGCCGCCTTTTCTTCGAGCGTGTGCGTGCGCTCGGTCGGCTGCGAGTCCATGTACTCGACCCAGCCCTGCCCCTGCGTCGTCGAGGGCGGGAACAGGATGAAGCCGTCGCGCGAATCGTAGCGGATGATCGCCGGTATCCCCTCGGCCTCAAGCCACGCCCGGAATGACGGCGCGCGGTGCGCGTCCTTGTGCGCCGGATCGACCCAGACCTGCACGACCGGGATATGCGTCGGCGTGCTGCCGTCGTGCGGCTTCATCGTGATGTAGTCAGGGATCAGATCGATGACGTAGTGCGCGCGGTCGGGCCGCGGCAGATCGGCGGTACTCTCGTCGACCAGCCAGCGGCAGTTCCACAACGCGCACGACATCGGGCGCCGGGCATAGATCGCGCAGCCCTTGCCGTGCTTCTGGTGCGGACAGCGCGCGAGCGCGGGCTTTTTGATTTCTTCGGTGGGGAGGAGACGGCAGCACAGTTGGCAGTCGCCACAGCGGCGCGTCATGTCAGCACGCGCATGAAGGCGACGCCGGCCGCGAATAGCGCGGCGCCCGCTGTCGCGCCGCCGAGCGCCATCTGCCATGGCGCAAACCGGATTTCCTGCCGCTTACGATCGTGGTCGGCGAGCATCTGGTCGATATGCGCCAGCTTCTCGCGCACGTCGATCTCGGGAGTCGTCGTGTCTGTCATAGTGAACGCGCCCTCCTATAAGCGCGGCCGTAGTTTAGGACACAGGCGCGGCTGGTCAAAAACTACTGCCGCCCGGTGAACAGGCGGGGAACAGACGCTAGGGGGTTTCGGCCCCTAACCGTTAGGGGCCAAAACTAAGTCTATGAAAAATCGACATAAAACCCCCGGTGGTAGCTGGGGGCGGGCTTCTACTATCGGTATTTTTCAAAGACTTAGACGGCATAGGGGCCGAAACGTTTTGGCCCCTAACACTGTGAGGGGCCGCCGGGTGAACCTCCCGGCAGCCCCTCCACCGCGCCCGCCGCGCACACGTCCCGAGGCACACAAGGGACGGCGCGACAGACGCGGTGTGTTAGCCCTTGTCCTTGTCGCGGTCGCGGCGGTGATCACTTAGCCGGACCAGCAGGCCGAGCGCCTGCCGCTGCCTGTTGTAGTCGCGTGTGTACCGCTCCAATTCCTTCGTCGTGATCCAGCCGAAGATAGCCTTCATCGTGAAGTCGTTGATCACGGCGCCGTAGTTATCGAGCCACCAATGGGTCGCCGACTTACGCATGCCGTGGGCACTAAGGCCTTCGGGCAGGCCGCACTCCTTCCGCCACTTCTGCACCTTCATCGACATGCTGGCGGCCGAGGTAAACGGCTGGTCCCACTCCGAATGGATGAAGCAGAAGCGGTCGGCCGGCAGTTCGTCGATTAGCGCCTGTAGCTCGGGCACCATCGGGATCACGATATCGGGCGGGTCGCCGGCCCGGTACATGCTGTCGCTGCCCTTGGTCTGCTTGAAGGTCAGCACCTTGCCGGTCGGCGTCGTCCGGACCATGCCGCGGTTGAGCCGGTGCAGATCGGAGACGCGCGGCCCGATGATCTGCATCAGCCGTACCGTCCAGTTCTGCTGCCAGTCATCCTTCGAGGCGTGGAGCCACGCCGCGATGTTGTCGTCGGTGAAGGCAAGATGCCCGCGCCGCTTGCCGTCGCGCCGGGGCGCCATCTTCTCGATGCCGACGCACGGGTTACGCGCGATCTTGCTCACGCCCAGCACGGCCCGAGCCTCGGCGGCGTCGGGCTCGTTGCCGAGCAGCCAGCCGAACAAAGTGTCGAGCACGCCGAGCCGATGGTTCGCGGCATGTGACTTGTTCCCGCAAGATGCCATCACGCGAAGGACGGCCTCGCCGCCGTTACCTCCCGGCGCCAGCCAATCGGCCAGCAGGCTATCGCCTAGGACGTGCCGGTTAGGCGCGGGCGCCGGCAGGTTCATGACCAGATTGAAATTGCTGCGCTGACCCTTGTGGGTGAGCGGCTTGAACGATCGCCACTTCTCCGATTCGTAGTAGGCGGTGATCGCCGCGCGGAGCGTCTTGCCTTGCGGCAGCCGCGCCGGCTGGATCGGTCCGGGCGTCGCCCGCGCCGTCGTCTTGTCGGCGAGGATCTGGGCGTACCGCGCGGCGCCTTCGCTTTCCGCCGCGGCCTTATCCGTCGACTCCAGCGCGTACCGCTGTCCATCGACGAGCAGTTCATAGCGGGGCCGCCCGCTCTGACGATCCTTCAACTTGACGCGATAGTCTTTCCTTGGCCGTGCCATGGTGTGTGCCTCATATGGTTGATCTCCGCAGCCCGGTCAGGCGGTCCATTGCCCGATCTAGCTGCACCAAGTCCCACACCTGCTCGCCGTCGAATTCGCTAGGCTGCGGTAGCCGGCCGTCACTCACCATCTGATCGAAGGTGGCGAAGGTTACGCCGACATAGATCGCTGCCTCGTCGTGATCGAGCCCGCGGCGGGGCTGTGTGGCGGTCTTGCCCGAGAGACGGCGGTTCATGTCCGCCTCCCTGTCACGACCGCCGGTTGTATGGGGGCTGCGCGCATAGCTGTCAAATCCGGTTTTCCCGGTGCTTGAGCCGGGGCTTCTGGGCCGGCCGCTCCAGCGAGTCGATGTAGCGGCGTACCTCGGCGCGCTTGATCAGCGTCCGCTGGCCGACCTGTATCGTCTTGAGGTACGGCCGGTGCTTGTGCCACGAGCTACGGCTGATCGCGAGCAGGCCGCAGAACTCGGGGATCGTCAGATACTCGGGCGTCGGTCCACGGTCCGGCGCCCTACCTACGCGACGCGGCATGGTCGGGCTCCTCCAACTCGGCTTTGAAGCTGAGTGCCTGACAGGCTTCGACGGCGAGGCGCAGGACGTGGAACGGTCCGGCGCGCATGATGGGGCCAAGCTCGTCGTACTCGATGACGGCGTAGCGCGGCCGGCCCGCTTCCTGCTCGCGCTTGGAATCGGGCACGCCACGATCAAGGACGGCGAAGCGCCCTTCGCGAAATACCTCCATCGCTTTCTCCCATCGCATGGCGCCCTCCGTCACAGTCGCTTCTCCAAATCGGCGGCTTCACGCTTGAGCATGGCGACGCGCTTCTGCGCGTTGGCATGCGCTCGCAGGCGGGACACGCAGCCGCCGACGATGGATAGGCCATACTTCTTCACCAGCCGTTTCACTTCCGGCATGCACGCCTCGCGTCGCTGCTTCGCCTGATCGCGTTTCATGGGTCGCTCCTATCGTCATCGTCATCGCCCTGCATCGGCATCAGGCCCCACCACCGCGCCGAGCACGCGTCACAGAACACACACGAGTTGCCCGGCTCGTCCCACATGCGGAGCGGTACCGCGTCCTCGGGGATCTCGGCGCCGCAGTACGAGCAGTCGTCACGCTGCGGCGCATCCGCCGCGTCCCAGCGGACCCGCGTCCAGTCGAAGCCTTTGACCGGGGAGAGGCTTGTCGCCATCGCTTCAATGAACCCCTTCAAGGCCATGCTCGGTACCGAACAGTCGGCGATAGACCGGGATCAGTTCGCCGACCGCCTTCATGTGGTTGGCGAGCAACTGCCCGCCGGCATCGGGATGATGGCCGGCGAGCCAGATGGCGAGCAGGTTGGCGACGACGACGCCCTGCACGCCGGGGTGCTTGCCGGCGAGCAGCGGCTTGATCTTCTCGACGATCTCGTCGCTCTGCCGGTCAAGCTCCTCCGCGTCTAGCAGCGGCAGGTCTTCGAGGCGCCACGCTTTCATGCCGCGACTCCCGCCTCGTGCCGGCGCCGTACTAGCTCGGCCTCTACGGCGAGGTTCCACGCGACCTGCACGCGGTCGAACCGGGACGGCGTGCACGTCAGCCGGCAGTCGGGACAGCGCACGCGGATCAGCCGCAGCTTCCGCGCGCCGCGCTCGACGACGGGCCGCGGTAACGACTCACCGCCGCAAGGGCACGGCATGAAGTACCCGTGCAGCCGCGGCGTTCTCACGAGATCACGCGCGTCGAGAGCACGGCGCGCTCGACCTCCGTCAGATCCCACTTGGCGACGACGAGCCAGAGGTCGGCCTTGCCGATGCGGCGCAGCAGGTAGGGGTCGCGCGGCGGGATAGGCTCCCACTCCGCTTCCCACAGGACGTGATAGTTCGCGAGCCCGCGCTTCGGACGGATGTACGCCGGGATGATCGGCAGCGTCGCCTTATGGTTCGAGCGGTGCGCGCGCTTGCGGTCCCACGTCCACGGGAAAGAGTCGGGCACGAACTCGAAGCTGTCGGCGCGCCAGTGGTGGATGTTCTTCTTCGTCCGCCAGTTATCCGAAGACGCCATCGTGGCGCCGCCGTTGACGTGCCGCTCCAGATAGCAGGCCTTCGCCGTCGCCGAGGCGATCGCCAGCTTGGGCAGGCCCTCGACATTGACCCCGGCCTTGGCGATCGACTCCAGCGCCTTGATCACCAGCCGCCCCTTCGACAGCAGTTGATAGGCGCGCATCACTTCGGCGTCGATCGGCGTCGAGTAGTTGGTGTGCTCCTTGTACTTGCGCCACAGCTTCGCAGCCTCGGCGCGATCGAGCGTGATATGCGTGGTCTCCATTCCGTCCTCCTGTCAGAAGTCTCGATGCTCGGGCGCCCGCGGCCCTAGCGTCCCGATGATCAGGACGATGCCGCCGAGCGCCAGCACGATGCCGACCGCTACGCCGGTCAGCAGCCAGCCCCACCATTCCATCCCCGCCTCCCCTGCAGATACCGGCGCAGCTTCTCGCGCTCGCCCTCGTCCGTGATCTCGCGCAGCCACGAGCACTGCGCGCAGATATCCTGATCGTTGTCGTACGGCGCGCCGAAGCTGACGACATCCCAGCCGCAGTCGGCACATTTGAACGCGCGCGAGCCAACGTCGGCGAACGTGGTCATGACGGTACCTGTCGGACCGCGCCCGGCTGCCGGACTTCGCCGGCATCGCCGAGCAACTCGCGGGCGTGCTGATCGAAGTGCCGCTCAAATTCCTTGGCCCGGGCGAAGGTGCTCGGGCTGTAGGGCACGGCCTCGACTTGCGCCCGGCGCATCCGGACGGCGAGCGCGACCAGCGCGCGCAGCGCCTCGTAGTCGATCGGCGCGTCAGCCATGGCCTTCCTCCGCGCGCAGCCGCCGCTTGTCGGCGAACCGCGTCCGAAGCAGTCGACCCTTTTCGCCGGTTATCTTGGCGATGCGCTCGGCGTTCTGCTGCTCGAAGTCATCCTGCTCGGCGTCACTCACCGTCTGATCGAGCAGGTCGTGCAGCGCCTTGATCACGTTATCCTGTCCCATCGTGCCGGGCGGGATCGTCCAGTCACGCTCGCCCCGGCCCGGCTGGTCCGTGGTCTCGTTCACTGAACCAGACGGCGGCGGCGTCTCGGGCTCGGCGTGCGGATGGTGCGTCGGCTCGTCGGCCGGCGGATTGGTTGGCGGCGGCGCGCCTCCTCCGTGATCGGCAGGGGGAGAGGATGCGGCCGCCGCCCCTGCCGCCACGCCGACTCCGTTGGGGGACGGAGTCGGAGGGGACGTGGGTGCGGCAGCAGGTGTCTCGATATCGCCGCGGCGCGGCTCGGGCGGCGCCGGCAACGGCCACGTCTCGTCGATCGAGGCGAAGCCGTCTTCGATGTTGTTAAGCTCGCCGTGGATGCCGGCGATATCGGGCGCCAGCCACTCGGCGACGGTACGGCCTTTCACATACTCGACGCGCGGCACGACGCCGACGATGCCGTGCTCGCGGCCTAGATCGTTCAATAGCTCGACGATGCGCTCGCGCGCCTTGTCGATGTTGCGGCCGATCCGCTCAAGGATCGACTTCTTCGCCGCCTGAAAAGCGCGCTGCGTGAAATCGCCGAGGGCGGCGTCGATCACGTTACGCTGGCTCTTGGACTGCCCGACGTTGTGCGCGATCTGCTGCCGGCGCTCCTCGTCTTCGCCGCCGAGCGTGGCCGAGCGCGGGACGATCTGCCCCTTGGTGATCGAGAACCCCGTCTCGAGGTCGCCAAAGCGCGAGTAGCAAATATCGCGCTTGGCATCGAGCCGCATGGTGCGGCTTTCAATCGAGCAGTTGCCGTAGAGCCGGCCGATGGCGTTGGTGCATTTGACGCTGGGTCCCTCGATCCAGTCGGTCGTGCCCTTGCGCCGGTTCTTGACGGGATAGCGATAGTACCAGCGTTCGCCGGCCATCGCCGCCCACACGTCGATCTTCTGCAGAATCTTGGCGTCGTTGCGTGCGACCTTTACCGGCTGCGCGGTGATCAGATCGCCGAACAGACTACGTTCCTGCGTGATCGTCATGTCGCCGTTGACGGCGAGCTCTCCTAGCGAGCGCGCGGCCTCGGCAAACTCGTCGGCGCCGGGCGGCATGATTTCCGCCGTCGGCCGCGCCCGCTGCTGCTCCTCATGCTGGTCGCGTGGGTCGCCCTGTGGATCGGCCATCGTTCTTCTCCTTGGCTAGTTGCTGTCGCGCTAGGCGCTCGCGGTATTGCGCCTGATAGCGGCGCATATGGGTGCGCCGGCAATCGTCGCTGCACAGGTTCGTGCTGGCGTGCAACGCGACAAATTCCTTTTTGCAGTGGATGCACCGCGCTTTCATTGGGCCTGCTCCCGCACCTCGAATTCGACACCGGGCGGCGCCTGCGCCTTGTCCTTGAGCCGGCGGGCGTCGGCGTTGGCGCACATCAGCACGGCGTCACGGAAGGCGTTGATCACGCGCTGCTCGGTCTTGTAGTGCCGGCCGGCCAGCTTCCAGTCGGTGATCTTCGCCGACCAGTAGTCGCGTAGGCCGACCGCCTTGGGCGCGAGATCGCCTTTGACGCGGACGCGTTCGGGCTTGCGCTCGGCTTCGGCGCGCAATTCCTCGGCGGTCTCGACCGCCTGCCGTGCCTCTAGCTCGGCGTCGATGGTGCCCTCGACGCTGGCACGATCCTTCATCGTCTCGGCGGCGCGCGCGGCGTCGGCGGCGGCGCGCTTCGTCGCCTCGGCTTCGGCTTCCTTGCGCTGCCGCTCGCGCGCCATCCAGTCGGCGAGCAGGCCGGTGACCTTTTTGCTGCCGGCGATCCGCTCGATGGCGAGGTCGAGCTTGGGCAGGACGCGGGCCGCCCGGGCGTTGATATTTTCCAGCGCCTGCTCGTGCGGCTCCATCAGATGCGCGACCGTCGCCCGGATCGCGGCGAGTGCGTCTAGGTGCGGCTGTCGGTCGGCGCCGGCCTTCACCGCCTCGCGCGCCTTGCGGATCTGCACCAGAAATTCGGAGAGCAGCCGCGCGTCGTCCTCCTTGGTCAGCGGCCCCCGCGTCGTCCAGCCGTCACACGCCGGGATCAACTCCTCGGCGCGCTCGATCGCGGTAGGCTCGGGCGGCTGGTTATCGCCGATGCCGGGACGGCGCAGGGGATCGTCGTCGGTCATAGGTGCGTATCCAATAGCTGTCGGAGCGTGGCGATCGGCGCGAGCGCGGCGAGCGGCACGAAGAAGGCTGGATAGCGCACGCGCGTCTCCCACCATTCCGCGCGCTTGCCATCGCGGCCGAGTATCCAGCCGCGCAGCACGATGGTCGGCGCGCCGCTCGTGTCGGCGAGCACGTAGGGAAGTTCGTCGCGGTCGTCGGTATGAATGATCAGCCGCCGGTCGGCGTGATCGACCGCGCGGACCTCGACCCGGCCGCCGACATCGACCGCCTTGTAGTCGCCGACCGCGCCCGACCAGAACAGGTTGAACGCCTTGGCGACCGCGATCTCGCCGCGCACCGCCATCAGGTGCAGGGCATCGCTATCGCGTCCATTGCTGGCGCCGAAGCGTTGGATTTTGCCGCGCGCGATATTCATGTTGATGCGCTGGCCGGCGATGTGATGCGCCGTCGACATTTCCTGCCACGTCAGGGTCACCGTCTCGGCGCCGAGCAGCGGCAGCATTTCGGTCTGGGCGTGATCGCTCATGGCCGGCTCCGCGGCGGCATCGCGCCAAGGTCGATCGGCTCGCGCGGCCGGGCCGCCGGATGATGCGGCGCGTGACGGCGCGACCACTCGCGCATGATGGTGAAGAATCGGTAGTCGGCTTCGCTGCTCGGCCAGCAGATCGGCCACTCCTCGTGCGGGTCGATCGGCGTGCCGTCGGCGCGCTCGGTATAGCCGTCGACTTCGACGCGGATCTCGCCGCCGTCCTCGAAGAAGCGGACGGCGACCCACGGCCCACCTTTCACCAGCCGGCGTTTGTAGTAGCCGGGCATCGGCGTCCCCATCAGCCGCGTCATCGGTCGGCCGACAGGGTGTCTATCTTGATCTTGTTCTTGCGCAGGAGTGCTACCGCCGACTTGTAGTCGGCGATATCCATGACGATCAGCGGCGCGGCGCCGTGATGCACGTCCATGCAATGTTTGAGCAGCGAGGCGCCCTGCCGGTAAGCGCGGCACATGGGGCAGTATAGAATCCCGGTCGTCGCGGCTGGCGAGTTGGCTGCGCGCGCCATCGTGGTCTCCTCCCATCTTCAATAGGACGAGCTACGGCGTGCGCACCGACCCTACTCCCACCGCGACTTAGCGATGGTCCTACGCGAAGGCGAGACGCGATAGCCTATCCTTGTCGTTCCGAGGGGAGGTTCATTCGAGGGGCTCCGCTCGATAGCCTGTGCGGCCCGGTGGCGGGGAGCCTCGTATGAAAACCTCGGGCGATGGTCTCGCCTTTTGTTGTAGAGTCGCCGAGGGGTCGGGCCGAAGGCTACGCGCGCGCGCGACGCGGCGTCAACCTTTCACAGTGACAGCAGGAAAATTTTTTTGTGGCCTTGACACATCGCTATGCGACGCCGGCTGTCAGCGTGAATTGCCGGCCTTTCACCGCACGGTTGCATACCGTTCCCTATCGCAGCCTACCCCTAACCTACCCGTAACCTATCCAACCGCGCGTACGTCATCGACTCGGCTGCCGTCTCGCTTCCTCGCGCCAAACGCGTTTAGACAACCTCGGCTTGCCGCGCCTAGCCTAGCGCCCATGCGTATCACTGACCGCGAAGTGCTCGACAGGTTGGTCCGCCGCTACAAGACGCCGGCCGCCGTGATGGACGCACTCGGCCTCGACCTCACCGATTACTACAATTGGTGCCGGCGCGGCATCCCGCGCGGCTGGCGCCGCACCATCTGGATGATCTGCCGCGAGCGCGACATTCGATTTAGCGGCAACTTCCGGCTGACCGAGGCGTGGTGCGATCACGACAAGCTGCCGTCCGAACGGGCCGCCATTGAGCGGGCGTTGCGATCAGTGCGCCCCAACAACAACGGAGTGTCCCATGGCGAAGCGGGGAAAGCGGAAGCCAAAAGCAAACGGGCAAGAGCAACCGGCCAACGGCCACCTCCCCGACGGGCTGCCGCCGGACGAAGTGTTCCAGCGCCACCTCGATAAGATCAGGCCGGCGGTCGCCAAGCTCAAGAAGATGGTCGAGGCTGCGCGCCGACAGCGCGGTACGCTCGGCAATCTCTACGATCTCGCCGACAAGGACGGCTGCAATCGCAAGGGGTTCAAGAGCGCCATCGCGCTGCTCGACAAGGCGACCGACGAGGTTGCCGTCGAGACGCGGACGGTCGGCCGCATCCTGCGCCTGATCGAGCACCCGCTGGTCCTCGATCACGGCCTGTTCCCCGACCTGCCGTTCGCGCCCAAGCCGCCGACGCCCTATCAGGCCGGCGTCGTGGTCGGCCGGGCCGGCGGCTCGCTAGACGAGTGCCCGCATAATCCGGGCTCGGAAGACTTCATCGAATGGCGCGATGGTCACGAGGCCGGCCAGCGCACCAATCGCGACAGCCTGCGCACCGCGAGTGCCGATGCGCCTGCGTCCTGACCGGCGGACCCCATGCCGCCGGTCGATCTCCACGCCGAGTTTTGGCGCGCCATTCGATTCGCGAAGGCGCTGCCGCCGCCCGTCGTCCTAGGCCTTACCGAGCAGGGATTTACCCGGCGCGTCCAATGGGGCCTCGCCCGCGTCAGCTTCTACGGTGAGCACGGCCGGCAGTACGAGCCGGCGCCGGACGGCCGGGCGATGGCGTTCATCGTCCCGGTCGTCGAGGGCGGCGATACCGTGGATCTGTGCGCCATCGACATGATCACCCAGCACGTCGGCACGCGGCTCGGTCTCGGCCGCGCGCTCGGCCAGCCGGCGGTCGACGAGGCGCGCTTCGGTTCTCCGCTGAAACTGATGGCGCGGCCGCTCGACTGGCTGCGTGATCCAATCGGCTCCGTCTACCTGTTCAATTTTGCAACATTGCCGATCGCCCTCGACGGTGTAAGCGAGATCGTCTGCGCCAGCATAGAATTGGCCGAGCGGGCGCAGGCACTACTCCCGCCGTCCGAGAGCGATCGCGTCGTGGTGACTGAATGACCAAGCCGACGATCTCCGTCGAGGAAGCCAAACGGCGCCGCCGTGAGCGCGAGGGCAAGCAACGGCCGGCGCCGGTCGCCGCGGCCAAGTCCAACGGTAACGGGACGGTGCGCCATTTGAAGCGTACCGGCTGGCACGAGCTAGGCGATGTCGAGGCGCAGACCCAACTGATCCACGGCCTGCTCGGCGGCAATCAGCTAGCCGTGCTCTACGGCGAGAGCGGCAGCGGCAAGTCGTTCCTCGCCTTCGACTTCGGCGCGCACTTCGCTCTTAGCCGCGAATGGCTCGGGCACGCCGTTGCCGAGGGCGGCGTGCTCTACATCGCCGCCGAGGGACGCGGTGGCTGGTCCAATCGCGTCGCCGCCTTCTGCCAGCATCATGACCTCGACGATGAAGCGCGGGCGATGATCCCGTTCCAGTTCGTTTTGGAGAGCGTCAACCTCGGTCGCAATGGCGGGCTCGATGCTGCCGCCGTGATCGAGGCGGCGAAGCTGGCGAGCGAGGAGTTCGGCCGGCCGGTCCGTCTGATCTTCGTCGACACGATGGCGAGGGCGATGCCGGGCAGTAACGAGAACGATCCGGTCGACATGGGCGCCTTCGTCGCCAACGCCGATGCGATCCGCGAGGCGACTGGCGCCACCGTGGTGATCGTCCACCACACCGGCAAGAACGCCGCCCTCGGCGCCCGCGGTCACTCCTCGCTGCGCGCCGCCGTCGATACCGAGCTCGAGGTCGAGCGATCGGACACCATGCGCATGCTGCGCGTGCGCAAGAGCCGTGACGGTAACGACGGTTTTGAAATGGCCTTCCGGCTCGACGTGATCGAGATCGGCCGCGACGCCGACGAGCAGCCGATCACTAGCTGCATCATCGCGGGCGCCGACGCCGAGGAGCACCGCAAGGCCAAGGCGGCGAAGGCCAAGCCGCTGGCGCAATGGCAGCTTGCCGCCGACTATCTCAAGAACACCTTGGTCGACTATCCCGAGACGGTAGCGCCGAACGGCCGCTTCCCGACCGGCGTCCCGGTCACGACCATTGGCCGTTTCCGCGAGCAGCTTGGCCGGGCCTCGATCATCGACGGCGAGACCGACGCCTCGAAGCGCCAGCAGTGGAAGCGCATCAAGGACAAGATGCTGGCCAAGGGGCTGATGCGGATCGAGGGCGAATACTGCTGGCGGCCGGACTGGAAATCCGAGGGTGCGTGACATGGTTTCCGTGACAGGCGTTTCATGTGTCACGCTCGGATGTCACGAAGGGGCATATCCACAGGCGCGTGACTCCGTGACAACACCACCCCCTACGGGGGTGGTGTCACGAGTCACGCACTGGGGTGCCCCCGGCCCGTTGGAACAAGACAAGAACTGAGGAAGTGATCGCGTGACAGCCGCCGTCCTACAAGGCGGACATGGAGGAAGGCCATGAGAGAATCCATGAAGCGGCATCTGGTGAGCGCCGGCCTTGGCCTCGCGACCGCCGTCCTGCTGGTGCTGATGGTCGAGGCGGCGTTCGGACAGACGGTGACGTCACCTGTGCCGATCCGGCCGATCGTCCGGCCGGCCTACGTTGAACCGGCGCCCGCGGCCCCACAGGCGCCCGCTGGGCCCGGTGCCGCGGATTGGCGGCCTACCGTACGCCCCGCGCCGGACCAATCGCTTCTGGGCGGCCCGCCTGCCCGCCTACGCTACGTGCCGCTCCCCGGTAGCCACGCCTGCTCGCTCGCCCCGGGCGGGCGCGAGGTGTGCGGCGCGGGCGTCTGGATCGTCGACAGGGAGGAGAGCCGATGACCGAGTATCTTGCGGACCAGACGTTTCAGCCGGCGCCCGAGGCGCTGTGCATCTGCGGCGCGTCCTACGAGGATCACCGCGCCAGCGATCTCGCCTGCCCGCTGGTCGAGGTGTTGCCCGAAGGCTACCTCACGCCGAACTTCACGCTCGCCGAAATGATCCACTCCGATACCGCGATCGCGAACGGCATCGACAACACGCCGCCGCCCGAAGCGATCGACAACCTCACCCGGCTATGCGGCGTGCTCGAAGAAATCCGCGTGATCTGCGGCAGCTATCCGGTGACGGTCAATTCCGGCTACCGCTGCGAGGCGCTGAACGAAAAGGTCGGCGGCGTCGAGGACAGTGCCCACCGCTACGGGCTGGGCGCCGATATCGTCATCCCCGACTACGGCGACCCGACCGACATCTGCGTTGCCGTCACGCCGCACCTTGTCGACCTCAGCATAGACCAACTGATCGACGAGACAGACGGCGAGGGCAATCGCTGGGTCCATGTCGGTCTCTGTGAAGGGGAGCCGCGCAATGAATGCTTCGCCCTCTGACGGCGGCCCCGGGCTCAAGGCCTTCCGTATCGAGTTGCTGGCCGGCGATAGCGTGGTCGGCGCCTACGTGGTGCACAGCGAGTCGATCCTCGACGCGATCGGCCGCGGCAACCCGCGGATGTTCGACCGGGCGCGCGCCGCGACGGTCGACCAGATCCGCATCACGCCCCTACCCGCGAGTGATCCATGATCGTCAAGGTCCAGCGCAGCATCAGCCCGGCCGGCATGATGCTGGTCTACGGCGAGGACAAGCGCGTGCTCTTTCACGGCCCGGTCTCCGAGGAGGTAACGGCGCTGCTCGGCAAGCGGCTGAAAGCCTACGTCCGCGGCCGGCTCGACGGTGACGGCGCCTTCGTCATCGAGCGCGAGGTCGACGCCCAGCCATGGTGACGGCGGCCGAGGGCATGTTAATTTTCGCGCCCTCATTTGTGGAGCTTCGAGGCTCGCCCGTGCACCAGCCGGCGACAAGTGACGCGCCCCAACCTGTGGCCGACGACAAGCGCCTCGCCGCCCGCCGGCAGAACTGGTCGGCACGCGAATGGCGTACGTCCGAGAACGGTAACGCGTTCACCAACGTACGCGGCTTCAACATCGTGGTCTTCGGCTCGCGTAAGGGCTGGGGCATCAAGGTCGAGCAGCGGTATGGCGAGCGCCTGCAATTCGGCAAGCAGCGGTTCGAGACGGCGGCCGAGGCCAAGGCGCGCGCCTTCGATGCGCTGATCTGGGCCGAGCGGGCATGGGGCGGGAACGGGCGATGGCAATAGAGCCCGGCACCCTGCAGCGCCTGCAGACCGAACTGATGGTGGTCCGCGCCCAGCGCACCGACCTGCAATACAAAATCCGTCAGCGCCAGTTCGTCGAGCGCACCAAGCTGAAAGACTCCTCGATCCGCCGGGCGCTCCGGGTGCGCGATCATCTGATCACCGCGCCGGCCCGCCATGCCCCGCTGCTCGCCGCCGAGTACGGCCTGAAAATGGAGACCGTCCACGCCGCGCTCTCCGACTTCATGGACAAGACCTTGCGGTGGATATCGGCGCGCGAGTACGTTTTGCCCGAGCAGATAGGAGCCGACCATGAACGCACCACCACAGACGACCATCCCGCTGCCTGACAGGATGCGCGACCTGCCGCGCGATCACCGCGGCTACATCATCCCGCGCTTCGTCCATTGGGAGAACGGCGAGCCCGACTTCCGCATCGTCGACGCAGCGTTCCGTATGCGCTGCGTTACCTACCGGCTGTGCTGGCTGTGCGGGCAGAAGCTCGGCCGACACCTCGCCTTCGTGATCGGCCCGATGTGCGCGCTGACGCGGACGACCAGCGAGCCGCCGAGCCACCTTGAATGCGCGCGCTATGCCGCGCAGGTCTGCCCGTTCCTGTCGCGCCCGCGGATGCGGCGCAACGAGAAGGATTGGCCCGAGGACAAGGTGCGCTATATCCCGGGCGATCACCTTGAGCGCAACCCCGGCGTCTCGGTGATCTGGGTGACGGCCGACTACGGCGCCTTCGCCGTAGCGAACGGCGATCTCTACAAGGTCGGCGATCCGATCTCGATCGAGTGGTGGCGCGAGGGCCGGCCGGCGGCGCGCGCCGAATGCGCCGAGAGCATCGAGGCCGGGCTGCCGCTGCTGCGCGACATGGCCGACCGGCAGGATGCGACCAACCAGCTACGGCCGGATGATCCGCGCGGCGCGCGCTACGCGCTAGAACAGACCTACATCACCCGGCTCGATACGCTGCTGCCCGCGTGAAGGAGACCATCCACAATGTGATCGACCGCCGGCACAGTTGGATCGGCGCGTGGGAGGCTGTGCCCTTCGACATCAATGCGCTGACCGACGCCGACATCGGCCGGACGGCGATCTATCTCGACCGCGGCCGGCGGCAACGCTGGGGTTGGGCCGAGGCCGGCACGATCTCGTCATGGCGCCTCGGGCTGGTGTTCGTCCGCTTCTCGAAGGGCGACACCGCCGCGGCCTGCGCGCCGCACGATCTGATGCTCGCCTGCCGTCCACTCGACGGCGATCCGCTGCGCTGAGAAAATGACACGGTGTCGCAGATATAACCTTGATGCTGCGGCACTGACCGCCGCGATTCGCGCGATCGACATCCCGCGCCTTCTACAACAAACGATTTCTTTTCCGTCGATGACGGGCCTTCGTGCCTTACGCCATCGCGTCGGCCTCGGGCGAATCGGGCAACACGCCCATTCTGGAAAAGTCGGTTTGCTATAATCGTCCCGCACGCGCGATCCGCGTGCCTCGGGCTCATTCGCCCGCGCGCTCTTTGCATCGTCTATCCATCAACCAAAAGCGGACGGCGCTGTAACGCCGCCCGCCATAGGAGCAAGTCATGTCGAAGAAGAAGCGGCCGAAGGCTACGGCCACACCCCCGGCCCCGCAAGTTGCGGCGGCCCCGGCGCCTAGACGGCGGCGTCGTCGGCGGCGGCGGACCAACCAGCTACTCTCGCAGCGGCTGGTCACCGAAGTGAACCAGAAGAAGCGGACGTTCCTGCGGGACGTGAGCCAGATGCTCACCGACGCGCTGGGCTTCGAGGTCCGCGTCACACTGGTCCGACCGAAGGTGGATCTGTCGCCGGACCAGCGGCGGGCGGCGCGGATGACCAAGGCGCAGTCCCGCCGGCAGATGGCGGACTCGATGGTCGCGCCTATCGTCGCCCGGGCGCGGATCCTGCCCGGGACCAAGCGGGCCGGCATCCCCGGGCTCGACGACGGGATCGGCGACCTCTAGCGAAAAGCGGCATCGGCTTAGAGCGCGGCCCCGCATACTGTTGCAACGGTCAACCGCGCGTTACCCGAACCGGGCCGCCTGCCCCCACCCTGCCTGACCAAGACGGGGTGGGGGTTCCGTTTGTCCGGGCGATCAGACGTTCACCAGCGTCGAGGCTTCGCTGTATTTGTGATCGCCCTTCGTCATCATTTCGAGGAATTCGGCGCGCGTGAAGTCGGATAGACGGAAGACTTCCTCGGGCCGCATGCCGAGTTGCTTGCCGATCTCGGGCACCGTCTTCCCGTTATCCATCAGGCGCTTGACGATCGCCTTCATCGGCCCGAGTTGGTGGACGCCGCGCGCCCGGTTATGCGTGATCGTGCCGTAGACGTTGGCGTCATCATCGGCGTGCTCGACGACAGCGATCGGCACCATGCCGCCGAGCCGCGATAGCAACGGCTCGATGCCCGAGACCATCCAGCGGTGATAGCCGTCGATGATCACCATGTCGGGCCGGACCACGATGGGCATGGTCCAGCCGTTGGTCATGATCGACTGCGTGAGCAGCTTTAGGTTCTCGGGCAGGACGGCGTTCGGGTTGTAGTCATTCGGCCGCAGTTGATCGCGCTGGACCAAACGCACGTTCGTCACCGGCCGGAGAAGGTCGATCGACGGACTGCTTGTCATAGCGGACTCCCATCTTGTTGGAGAGCGCACGGAGCGACCGCTTCTTCGGGTCGCCGGCGACGAGGATCTGGTACATGTCGCGGTAGTCGACTTCGAGCATCGACGTGCCGGCCTTGATCATTTCCCGCAGGCACTCGCGCGCAAGCTGGCGCTGCGACTTGTTGGTGAAGTGCGCCGGGATGTCGGCGAACATCGCGTGTACCGCGGCCTTGTAGTTGACCGCCGTCCCGCCCTGCCCTTCGAGGACGCGCCGCGTCCGGCTACGGCGCCGGAACATTTCGGAGTGGAAGTAGAGCGAGACGAGGTAGGCGTTGGGCTCGCGCTTAAGGATAGCCAGCATCAGCCCGGGATAGTACCGCTCGATGTCGGCGAGGTTGCGCGCGGTGTCGATCGAGAAGAACTGCGATATGCGCAACTGCTGCCCGCCGTCGATTGCGTACAGATGGAGATAGGCGTCGGGGATCTCGACGGCGTGGTCTCGGAGGTAGAGCCAGACATCGTGGTCGCGCCAGTCATAGATCGGCTGGACGGTGTTGCACTGTTCCAGCTTGAGGTCGCCCCGGCGGCGCTGCGCGAAGGCTAGCCGGCGCTGCACCGATTCATTGATGCGCACGCCCGTCATGTTGAGCCCGTTGGAGAGCCGCGGCAGGAAGGCCTGATAGTTGTCCTTGCGCGGCTTGAGCAGCGGGTGGCTGCGGATCGCGAACGGCGGCGGGCGCCGTATCCAAACGTCCTCGCGGGTATGGTCCCAGCAGAAAAACGACTCGTCGTTCTCCAGCATGTTGAGGCACGAGTAGTGCCGGACCTCTAGGCAGTACCAATCGAATTTGGCGCCGGCCATCAGGAACATATCGCGCCATTGCCGGACGACGCGCTCGACGCACGGGAAGATCGCTTCCTCGTCGATGAAGATGACCGTAAGCTGGTGCAGGTCGATCGCGCCCTGTTGCCCCAACTCGAGCGTGAGGTGGGCGAGGGTCAGCGAATCCTTACCCCCGGAGAATGACATGTAGACCGGGAGCCCGTTGCCGAAGATCGAGCGGATGCGCAGGCGCGCCGCGGTGACGACATCCATGCCCAGCTTGCGCTCGACCATCATAGCGTGAACTCCCCGCGGCAGTGCGGGCACGTCACGATCCGCGGCGCCGCCCCGTTCGCCGCGTGCGCGCCGTTGGTCCCCGCCCCGTTCGGCGCCGGCTGCGTCGAGCCCGCCGGGATCTGCCGGCCCTGCGCCGCGGCGATCTCCTCGGGCGATAGCCGGCCGTACTCGGTCGTATAGTTCTCGGTCAGTTGATCGACATTGCCGATCAGGCTTTTCAGCAGGCTCTCGTCGAAGCCCGGCACGTCGTAGTCGCTAAGGCTGCCGAGTACCGACTTGATCGCGTCGTAGTCGTCGACCCCCATCTGAAAAATCTTGTTGTCCGAGAGGATCAGCTTGGACTTGTCGGTCGGCGACAGGCCGGCCATCCGGATCGCCTGTACCTCCGTCCACTCCAGCTTTGTCGCCGCCTCGACCAGCCCGTTGCCGGCGAGCACCATGCCGTCCTCGTCGATGACGATGGGACGCGTCTGCCCGAACATCATGAGCGCGCGGCAGAACTCCGTGATCTGTGCCTCGGGGTGACGGCGGGTGTTGCGCGGCGGCGGGCGCAGGTCGGCGATGGCGACGGGCTCGATCTGCATGGCCTAGGCTCCTACCGCAAGCGTTGCCTCCAGCATTTGATGGCGCTCGTCGGTCGGCCCCACCACGCTGTCGGGATGAAAGGCGATGATGTCCATGGTCTCGGCCTCGGTGGTGAAGCCGTGGATGGCGCCGGTCGGGATGACGAACACGGAGCCAGGTTCGAGCGGGAAGTCGCCGGTCGGCGCGCGGCAGATCCCGCGGCCGCTGGCGATCAGCCCGATGCGTACGCTCGGGTGAGTGTGCAGCGTCTGGACGATACCGGGCGGGAAGTGCAGGTGGTTAAGGCAGGGATCGCCCTGCTTGATCGGCCCGATCAGGCCGGTGTCCGTGCAGCCGTCGATGTAGCGTAGGCGCCCGGTCGCTTCGAGTGGTCCGCCGGCCATCCGAATCCCGCGGTAGTGCTTGGCGTGGACGAGTAGCGCGCGCGAGTCCTTCGAGGCCCGTAGGTTCGCGCGGCCGACGATCGCGGCGTACATGTGCGGCCATAGCCGGATGCCGTCGAAGCTAACCGTTCCTCTGGATACAGCGACGTAGGTCGTCGCCTCGCCGGTCTCGCCCGGCCCGTCCTGCCACCACGCGCGTACGTCACGATCCTCATAGCCGTCTTCAAGCAGGCCGACCTTAAGCATAGCGGGCAGGCTCCTTTGGGCTGGTCTACGGTCCGCGAATCTCGCGTTCAATCGCTAGCGAAAAAACGTGCCTCTCGCTCC